TAAACTAAACAACGATGGCAAAAATCGTCTATGATGATTGAAGCGAGAGGGACTTCAACGAGGAAGACTTTATCTCAAGAGATGAGCTTTCTGAGAATTACATTTCTAAGGATGATGTAGCTGAAAACTATGTCTCTAAGGAACTGTATGACAAAAAGAAGAAGCAAGCTAAGGAAGCTTTTAAGCAGAAAGATTTAGCTGATAGAGCTAATGCTGAAGTAGACAGAGCTGAATTAGAGAGATCTATTGAGGAGAAAGTAACCTTTAAGAGCAGACATGGATTCGAAGAAATTCCAGAGGAAATTCAGACAATTCGTAATGCTAATCCTAACTTAACATGGGAACAAGCTTACAGAGTAGCTGATTATCATGATGCAGATACTGTTAATCCTAACCCATGAAGAGAAAAGGCACAAACAATCGAAAAGACTGACTTTACTTACAACGAGCTAGCTGACATGGCAGAAAACAATCCTACATTGTATAATGAGGTAGCCAAGAAGATAGAAAGTTGAGAGTATAGACAGATTTAATTCTTTTATTTCATAAGTATGGCTATCAAGAAGAAAAAGGTAGTGGAGAAGACTGTGGAAGATATTACTCCTGAAGTAGTAGAAGAAATAGTTACTCCTAAACAAGAAGTCAAAGAATGGACTTATGATGAACTTGTGCTATTACCTAGAGCTGAATATCTACAAGTAGAAGCAGATATAAAAGCTGGTAAGGCAAAAGTAAAACAAGACTAGACTAAACAACAATGAGGGAAGAACTAAATCATTTATTTAGTTTTAACCCTATTTACAAATGGCAAACACTGATAAAATTAGACTCTTATTGGAGGCAGAATTAAAAAGGAAATTATCTGACACTCCTAAAAAACCTTTTATGAGATTCGCTAACTACGAATTTGAGGGACAAATCAAAGCTGGTGGAGATACTGTAAGAGTACCTATCTCTCCAAAAATCACTTTGACTGATGTATCTGCTGAAAATAGTGGAGACATTAGAGCTACATCTATCGCTGACATCTCAGCTTCTGATAGAACAGTAACTCACTCTGACTTAGTTGTAAACAAATTACATCAGTACAGAGAAAAATTCTCAGACTTGGAAGAAATCCAAACTCTATACTCTATCAAAGGAAACAGACTTCATGACCTTTTGAATGGTATGGATACAGCTGTTGAAAGCTCTATCATCACTATGTTGGATGCTTTCTTCTTGGCTCACTCTGGACAAGTTATTGAAGAATCTACTTTGAGTGCTGCTGATGTAGCTTCAAAGATTATGAAACTTAGAACTGCTTTGTCAGAAAAAGAAGTACCTATGGATAACAGAATCTTAGTAGTATCTCCTGCTGTATCTGCTGTAATAGCTCAAGCTGGAATCGTAGCTGGAACTGAAGTAGCTGCTGATGCTGCTATCGAATGATGGTTAGGTAAATTCGCTGGATTCTCTATCTTCGAATCTAACTTAATTAGCAAAGGTAACTTATATGCTTTCAGAGCTAAGAGTTACAACTATGTAAGACAATTATTCAAAGCTAAAGTAACTGAAGCTGAAGCTGGAATGTACTACAACATACTTGGACAAATCGCTCACGGTGGAAAAGTATTTGACCAGAATGCTGAACAACTTTACAAGATGGAAGTATCTGGATTAAATCCTACTCCAACTGAGACTCCAACAGAGACTCCAACTGAAACACCTACTCCTACTAACTAGTAGATAATAAGATGGGAGGATAAACTCCTCCCCTCTTTAATAAATAGTCAGACTTTTAACTTATTATTTATTATTGAGCTAATGACATTACAAGATCTATTTGTAGAAGCATATGAAGACACAAACACTTCTACAGCTAACTATCCTTATTCAAAAGCATTGATTAAATTCAATGAAATCTATGAGGAAGTATGGAGAATGATAGTAACTACTCAAGAAGACTATTTCTGGACTTATTGGAATACTGATTTACAAGAGTGAGCTAGAGAATATAAGGTAGAAAGGGAAGAGACATCTTATGTAGATAGCCAGTGAGTAACACATATAGTACCATGAATAGCTAAAGTAAAGAAAGTAATAATCTGGGATAGTGAAGATAACTCTTATGAATTACAAGAATTATCAGATTTAGAAGAAGATTATGGATTAAAGTGATGGAAGCTAAAGGATAATCACATCTTTTTGAACTTTACTCCAACAGAAACTATAGAATGATGACTAGAGATACAAGGAATCCAAGCTATAAATAATATAAGCTGAACATTATCAGAAATAGATGTGAAAGATGCAGTATTTCCTTGACATTCAGACTTACAGAACTTTTATAAAGTGATAATGCATGGATTAAAAGCTGAATTACGAGACCATAAACAAGATTTTGAAAAATGTGATAGAGAAAGAAACAGATATGCAGAAGAACTAGAGAAGATGAAGAGATATATAACTCAAAGAGTGCAAAGTATTTATTATTCTGATGTACAAAACTAATGGCAATAGATAACCTAAACTTTTACTCTAACTGATTACCTGCATGACAGCAGACAGATAAATATTCAAGTCAACCATGATGTCTAAAGAGTCAGAATTTAGACATCTTTTCTAGTAGTAAATCAGTAAAAGCTACAGCATGGAGTGATCCTACAACTACAGATGCTGATGTAATAAGACAAGACTGAGAATTTTTATTAAAAACTGACTGAAAAGTCTATATAAGAACAGATAATGGAGATGTAAGATATACAGATCCTAGTGTAAATTTCCCTGCTTATAATGTAAGTTATACATGAGAACATGGAGAGTATTTACTTCGAAGTTGGGGGAATGCAAAAGACTTAACAGTTAAATATGAGAATAATGTATTTAAGACTTTTACAGTATTTACAGATAGAGCAAGCTATACACTTAGTACAACAAAATATACTTTTAATAAAACATTTACCCCTGAAGATGGTGTAGTTTATCAGACAAATTCTCCATATTCCACTTCTGAATGATGATATACTCGTTCCTGATATGCTTTTAGAAAGGCATCATGATCAGGTAGTACATTAACAATAAATATGGCAGTAGAGAACTCTCCATTTGCTAATATCCCTGTGAAAGTATATGCATATCAATGACCTAATTCACACACAAGTATAAGCACTAATAATTATGTATTAGTAAAACCTGCAAAATATTACTATGATAGAGAGATGGATGCAATAGTTCCTAGTGCTGATAGAGCAGCAAGTTATCAACAGTATTATCTAACATGAGACCTAAAAACTACATGATTATCTGTAGAACTAAAGACATTTCCTGCATACTGAACATTTACTATGTATGAATTTAAGTTTTATTTTACTAAGAATGAATGAGCTGAAGACTATAACTTTGATGGTACTATATATATAGATGTAAACTGATGACCATGAAGACCTGATTGGAGAATGGTTACAGACCAGTCTACATGAGCAAGATCAGAATGAGATAGCAACTATTATTACAGCTATCTACCTATAAGAGATAGAAAGCTGACTCCTATATGAGAATATTATTGGATGAGAGGAAACAATTTTCAACCATTATATGAATGGAGTGGTAGCTGGCTAGATATTTACTGAAATAAAAAGACAGTATATGACTTTGTGCAGTATATGTGATGGAATAATGATCCATCTATGGATATAGTTTGAATGACTGTATGGAATGAGCAAGTCTATATGATATGAAATCTTGACTGAAACTGATATATAATACCTTGTGATTTATCATGAGGTAGATGAACTCCTTATATAGCTTATGGATGTACATTTAAGTGAGTAACTAATATAGACTATCTGATGTATTTAGTATGAGAAGATAGGGGAATTAGTCAATTATGGGTATATAACTGACAGGAAATGGTGGCTATACTAGGATGAAATGAAGAAAATACTACTGAAAATCTGATAGATAACTCTGAACAATATAAATTTGACTGAAAACTGATAGAATATAGAGATGATTTGATTCTATCTACTTCAGATAATAGGATATTTGCTTACTGACAAACCTATGGAGGTAAAGGTGGGGCATTTATCCACCAATTACCATGAACTATAACAGATCTAAAAGCTGACTGAAAGGATTTGACAGTAGAATATTCAGTAACAAGTGGATGAGCTACTACAAAATACCTAACAAGTCTACAAGATGATACTCCAATTAAAAATTATAATACAGAATGGATGGCAGAATATCCTATAGCTATCTGAAACCACTTACTAGAGAAAGAAGAAACTGACTTATATTGTAGTTATATCCTACCTAGTGCTAATACAAGTCTAGAATTTTGGGGAATGGCTAATCACTATCACTTTTGGACATTTACAAGCTCAGATTCTTATACATTCTCTACAGAAGCAAGTTATAAAATGAAAGGATGTACAGGGAATTATGTATTGAAGTATATAGAGACAAATGGAAATCAATATACATTCAGATTAGAGTGAGATTTGCCAGTTCAGACCACAAACGATATGAAAATAACAGACACAGAATGAACTGAACTGATAAGTTATTCAGATTTCAACCATTTTAGAAAAATAGGAGAAATAACAACGACAGAATACCAAGAATGAGAATTTAGATTCCATAATCTGAATAATAAGCTAGAGTTACCAAAATCACATAGCTTACAGATAATGGTAAAAGGTAAATGAACAGCTAGCTATACACCTGAATTATTTGCTTTAGATTTAGTTGCTAATCAAAGGGATAGATGATAATGAAAGTTTATTCATGAAGACAATTCTGAAATAGCTTCAATAGCTGAGATGAGGGACTTTTTCAAGATGCTAACCGACCAAGAGATGATGATAAATTCAAGATAAGACCATGAGTGCAGACACAAAAGAATGATCTAAGAACAGCTAACTCATGAATTGCTGCTCAAGCTACATTCTATGGAGTAAAAAAGGCAGTCTGATGAGTAATTCTAGATTATCAGACAGCCAATATGAAAAATAAATATAGTGCTTCTGATATTTCTGAAATAGACTGATTTACTACAGCAGATGGTACAAAATATAAAGCTAGTGAAGTAGCAAAATGACTGGATGCAGTAATACTAGGGAATCCTTATGCTAATGCTAACTGAGATATAGTAATCTGAAAATGAGGAGTATATGCAGTAACCTGTCAATGTGCATTCTATGCTCCTTACTGATACGATGTAAGTACAACAGCTAATTGGAAATTCTATGTAGCTCTAATGCTAAACTGACAGAAATCATTATATACTCAAGGAAGAGGATGTGGCTCTGTAGATACTTATTCAGTCTTTTATGTCTGATGGTTTGATGAATGAGATAGGATAAATACATGATTCTTCTTTACATATCCATTTACTTATAAGGGGGCTACCGATAGGTACGAATCTCTACCATATCCAGCTTATGCAGAGCAATGAGATGCTTATTATGTACTACAAGCTCATACTACAGCTCCAGTATTCCCAGCTAAAACAGTAGTAGCATTCAAAATAAATTCATTTAAGCCATTATGAGATCCAGTATTTGAAGCAGATGCATTTGTCTGTCAGCCATCTATAAATGTTTATAGGCTATCATAAAATCCACCAAAAATAGAAATCTGACTATAATGGAGATACAAAAATTTATCTCCATTTTTCAAAAAGATGAAGAAATTTCTAGCAAAGATGAACATATCACAAGTAGTATTTCTGATTTTAGCTTTAGTATTAGCTTTTCAGACTATCTATTTAACATTACATGGTACAGAAACCTGACTATTTAACAATGTATTGCTAGTAATAGTAGGTTACTACTATGGGAAGACTACATCAGAGAGTAATGATACTCTAGTGAGATGAGATTTAGATGATAATTTTAAGATATAATGCAGAAAATCAAAGATTATTTAACTAATCCTCAAACAATAATCAGCTTTATTATATTTGTTTTCTGATTATGAGGATTGCGAGCTTCTACTAACAGCAGATTGGCAGCATTAGAAGAAAAATGCCATGAAGTAGACACTGTAAAGGCTCAGATGTATGAAATCCAGACATCATTAGCACAAATTCAGACAGATGTATTATGGATAAAGCAGTATTTAGTTAAATAACTAGATAAACCATGCGAGAATACAAAATATACAAAACGAGTCTATGATACAGTATTTATCGCAAGAAGTATGTAGGGAAGATGGTAATGGTACAATTCCTAAACTGATACGAATTATGGACTCCTAACAAAACATCAGCAAAGACTTATTACAGAGAAGAAGATGCACTTTGAGCTTTAGCTTCTGTAAAGTTAAGGGATGCTAAAAATTCTGATTAAAACTATATTGGTGGTAGTAATTGCAGTTTTAGTCAGCTTTTTATTTATTGGTACAGTATGATAGATTATATTGTTTACAAAATAGAGACTCGGTGGCATAGGAAGAAGATAAGGAAGATTATTTTAGCTTATAAGAATGCTCTGAATGTCAAAACTAGAAAATCAATATTCCATTCATCACATCTTACCAAGAAGTCAGCATGGCACAAGCGAAAGTTGTAACATAGAATTATTGAAGAATACTCACCATAGAGCAATACATACTTTATTTGATAATAAAATGATAGCAGAACAGTTAATCAGAACAGTAGAATTATCAGAAAAAGCTCTCAGAGATGATGTAAGAGATTGGTTATTGGAGACATTGACTAGTAGAGATATAGATGATCCTTATCTACGATACAAAAATGAATGTATTAAATAACTTTTAGCTTTTTACTGACATGGCTGGATGGTAAAACTAAATGGAGATACAATAGATAGGATAAACTCATATCCAAAAGAAAAGACAAACACAGAAATCTGAAGAGAACTAGGAATAAATAGACATACAGTAGGAATATACAGGAATATACAAAAGGCAACTCAGCAAGAAGCTAGTAACCTTTTATCCTGAAAAGAGGAAGAGATGCGATTCAACAAAAAGAAAGAAGAAAAAAAACCTAAACTCTCAAAAGAGGAGAGAAAAAAGCTGGACTTATTGCAACATTATAGCGATAAGGACATTAAAGAGATGCTGGCTTTTATAGCACAGACTAACAAAAAGGAAATAAATGAGGTAATTTGAGAGCCATGACATCTGAAATTTGCTCTAGTAAGTGATACTCACTTTGGTGCTAAACAATGTGCTAAAGATGAATTGCATGAGTTCTATGGTATAGCAAAAGATAAGTGAGTAGAATGCTTTGTACATTGCTGAGATATAGTAGATGGATGTAATGTATATAAGGGACAAGCATTTGAGCAAGATAAAGTCTGATTTACAGAACAACTAGCTGAATTAAAACAGAATTATCCTAATGTTTGACTTCCTACCTACTTTATTTGAGGTAATCATGATGAAGCATATCTTAAAGGGAATGGAGTAAATATCTGTAAGGCTATAGAGACAGTAAGGCAAGATCTGATAAACTTAGGATTCTATGATGCAAGGCTCAGACTTAACTGAATAGATATAAATCTGCATCATTGAGGAGGCTCACTCTCCTATGCTAAAGACTATAAGATGAAAAAGTACTTAGATAGTCTACCTGTAGAATGACAGCCAGATATATTTGCTCTCTGACATTATCATACTGCTCTATATGATTTACACAGAGGGATACATTGATTCATGCCATGAGCATTCCTAAAGGAGAACTTATTAGCAAAGAGATTCAATCTAGGGAATACTATCTGAGGATGGATAATAGAGATAGAGAAGAACGAAAAGGGACAAAGTAAACTTAATATGGAATTTATAAAACTTTAACAAAATGGACAAATTCAGATATACAAAAGAATGAGAGGACAGATGCAGGCAATGAATAGGGCGAAAAAAGACTTGTTGGAGGTGTAGTTATGAGATGCTATGTTTATTTCAACAAAATCAAGAGAGACTATGAAATGATATTCACTCTCAAGAGAAGACTATTTAGATTTACTTATTAAAAAATACACTATGGAAGAAGAAATTTACAATGGATGTCTAGGGCTTTGAGAAGAAGCAACTGACTTTTTGCTTACATGATCTGAGGTAGAGAATCTACCAGAATTGGTATTGCAAGATATTAAGATTTATGAATATAATCAAGGGAACTCTGCAGATTGTACTTTGTATTCAGCATTTTGAGCAGTTTCAGATTTATTTAATTATGAATTTAAGAAATCTGAAATAGATGAGATGGTAGAAGAATCATATAAAAGAGGTAGAACAAGATGAGATTGATGGTATGTAAAATCTGCTATAGATTTAGTAGCTGATTATTGGAACGAAAAACACTCTAATTTAGGTAAGGTAGTCTATTATAGAGTTAGTTTATATGATACAGAGTTAGTAGATAAGATTTTAACTAAAAACTATACTCTATGTAGCTGATACAGAGGTAATAGCAAGTATAATTCTGATTATAGCAAAGATAAAATCCTAAATTGAGTTACATTCTGAACTGCTACTTATTGACATGCAGTATCATGGATAGGTAGACAATGAAAAAGATATATAAAAGATAACTATAAAGGAAGAAAATACTGAAGCTTATCAACTAATATCTATGAAGTAGAACATACTCCAGCAGAATTAGTTAGTTGAGGGACATATTTCACAGATGCTTATTTATATACTAAAGTAGATGATATAGATAGGATTAAAAAGCTGAATAAAATCAAAGTTTTAATCCAACAAGCTCTACCTATAAATAGTGAGTTATGGAAAGAGACATGAAGTCAAACACATAAGAATAAACTGCATAATATGAATGATTTTTTAAGGGATTGGCAGAATTATATAGATAATGAACTAAAGACTTTAATGTAAAATCCACCAAAAAAACAAATCTGACTATAATGCACTCAAATGAATTGAGTGCTTTTTAATTTTTCTCAAACAGTAAATGGCATACGATTATAATAAACTAAAAAAACAGTATGAATGACTAAATGATGAACAAAAACAGCAATTTCAAGACATGAATAAGAACGATACAAGCTGAAATTTTCAGAAATTTATGGATCAATATAATGCAGAGCAAAAATGATACCAGAAATACGATATATCAAAAGCTCAAGATCCAGTACAACAAGATTATACTCCAAAACAGCCAGAAAACACAGATATGACAGCTGAGGAATATAATAGGCAAAATCCTAAAGCAATGACATTAGATGAATGGAACAAATCTCAGAATAATGTATCTCCAGATTTAGACCAGTCTAAATTCTGAGAAGCACCATGACAAATCACAGTACAAGAGTGAACAGCTAAAGATACATGAAAGCCAGACTATCAAATCAGTACTGATGCTAGATTAAATGAAATGAAAAGTAATCTAGACCAGTATTTTTCCACATCTCCACGAATGTTTAAGGATAGAGAGACTTTTAATAAGATGTTTCAATATAATGAGAGAGAATCTGAAGCTCAAAAACAGTTATTAGACTCTTATTGGAAGAGAAAGGAAGACATGGATAGAGCTAGTCAATATACTAGTGGAGAATCTATAAATAACTGAATAAAAAACTGACAGATAACAACAGACCAATTAAATCTGATTAAAGAATATGACCAAGAAGCTTATAGGAAATGGCAACAAATCCAAGAAGAAGAAATCCAAAAGAGAATAGTAAACTGAATTGTACCTCCTTTGATGTCTGATATAGCAACTCAGATTCAAGAAATGATAAATAATCTCTGAATCCAAGCACAAGATGCTCTAGATATAGAGTGAATCTATAATGATACTATGGAGAGAACTTGAGCTTATCAGACTTTACAAGATGCTAATAATACAGTAAAACAAATAGAAGCAGTAAATGATAAAATAACTTCTATTACTAGCAGATATGCTGCAAGTACATGATGAACAGTATCAGATGCTTTAGCAGCTGCAAGAATGCAGAAAGCTCTAGCACCATACCAACAGCAGATGCAAGGATTACAATATCAATATCAAGATTATGCTAATCTCTACAGCCAAAAGACAGCAACAGCAACACAAGCAGCTAATGTAAGAGCATTACAAGCTAACGAGAATCAGAGAATCTGGAATCAAAAATGTGCTGCTCTAGGATTTGCTACTTCTGCAATGAGTTATAGAACTCCAGAGCAGACAAAACAGCTAGAATTACAATATAAACAAGCAGAAAACGAATTAAGTCTACTTCAAAAGAGTAGAGAGAACGATTTAGCTTTGTATAATGCTTATGCTACAACAAAGCTACAGAATCAGTTACAAAACGAGCTAACAGACTTAAATGTAGAAGATGAACAACAGTTAAGAGCTAATCTAAACAATATACTATCAGATTATTATAAAAATTATTGAGATATAATCCAAAGAAGCCAAGCTCAAGTAGTAGATGATATTATAGCTTATGCGAAAAAGAACTGAATAAGTGTAGCTCAAGCTCTTACAGAGAACTTTATAACTCCATTACAGAATAAATCTGAATATAAACAAAAGGTAGCATCAGACTATGGAATGCTATCTAAACAGACAATAGGAACTATCAATTGAAGAAGTGTAATAATGACAACTAATCCTAACTGAAGCATATCTTATCAATATATAGATGATAATTGAACAGCAATAGAATCTACATATAAAGTCTGAGATACAACTTATGTAAAGCTATATAATGGGGAGACAATGACAGCAGAAGAATATAATAAGAAATATTGAAGCACAGTATGAACGATAAAACCATACGATTTAGTAGATGAGAAAGTATTTGATACAACTCCAGCAAGTCACTCTTATTATACATTAAGAGATTTTATAGATGATCCAAAAAATAAGGAATGAACTTATGGAGGACAATGTGCTAAATTTGTAAATGATTATTTAGAAAAAATCTGAGTAGGAAGATATTTCTGAACTGAAGATATCAAAGAAAGAGCTTCACGATGTAATAGTGATATAGCTAAAGTCTGAACAATAGCAGTATTTGACTATAACAATATAAGCTCGGACTGAATAAATCATTGACATGTATGAGTAGTAGTAGATGTAGATGATAAATGATATTGGGTATTGGAGAGTAATTTTGATAAGAATAATCCAGAGAAGATACAGAAAAGATATGTACTAAATGGTAGCTCAAGCTGTAAAGGATTCTTTGATCCAAGTAAACCGCCTAGTGCAACAAATACAAATAGCTCTCTTTCTTCACTAGATGAAGCTAAAAAGCAAAATTACCTAGAAGAAGCTAAGAGATGAAAGATGACTCCATCTAAAATGGAAGAAATATGAGATTTAGCTGCTGAGCAAGGGTGGGATGAAGAATGGAGAGAAGCTTTGAAATGATGACAGAACTGGGATTATTCAGATACTCAGTTAAAAAGAATGGATAAGGCTGATGACACATTCAAATCTAATCCAGATGTCAAGAATTTTGATGAAGCCAAAACTCAATTTCAACAATTAGCGGTAGCATTAAACGATACAAGCTGAGTATGAGATATGTCAGCTATATTTACTTTCATGAAGACTCTAGATCCATCATCTGTAGTAAGAGAGTCCGAATTTAATAGTGCTGCAGCAACAGCATGAGTATTAAATCCGCAAGCTATTTTACAGAGTTTAGAAAGAAGTGTAGACTGAAAATTCTTAACTCCTAAACAGAGAGAAGATTTTAAGAAGATTGCTAGGGAGTTTGTAAGAATAAAGGCGGAGGCATACCAGCAGCAATATGATTTCTTAACTAAGAGATACGAATGAGCATGATTAAGTCTATCAGATTTACCACCTAACAATGCTCAAATTCTATTGGATGCTTTGTGATGATGAGAAGCAACATGACCAGAAGACCAAATAACTGAGATATATTCTTCGGCTATGAATACTAATGCTCAGACTTGAGCTTGAAGTTATCAGAGTTTTGGTGGATACGATGGAGACTGGCTTCATCAAATGATTAATCAAAAAATGTAATTTTATATATTTATGATAATATATTATGGCATTTAATAATATGTTCTCTACATGATTTAACAGCTGATTCTGAACTGGTGGATGAATAAGCAGTGGCTCTAACATATTGAGTAAGAGCAACTATACAAAAACTCCCACCAAAGAAGAGAAATTTCCTTGACTAAATGCTCAACAGATAGCAAACATAGAGAAATATACAGCTGGTTTAACATGAGCAGAGAAAAAGCAAGAACAACAGAAGATATACCAAGCTATGATACAAGCAATAGAGGCAGAAAATTATAACGATAATAGAACTGCTGCAGAGAATGAAAGATTTAGAAATAGTTTAACAAAGTCTGATCCGAGAGAGTGTAAATTTGACCAGAGTGCTTGTAGACAATCTGCTTTAGTGGATTTAGTAAAATCTGCAAGAAATCTAAAAGCGAATACTGATGAAGATACAGTGATGAATATGTTTATGCAGGAAATGGGAGTAAAAGGAATAGATATGGATAAATTAAATAATTATTTAGATAGCTGAGATGAAACTATATTATACGAAGCATGACTAAAAACACAACAATGATGATTAAAAGCTCAAATAAATCCATCTGAAAAATGAATACTCCCAGAGAATAAATCAGAATGGCGGAATCCTATAGGGGCAACAGCTGAAACTGTAGATAATGCAGCTAATAAATTTGCAGATAAAATAATGGTTACATGAGAATGAGCTGCAGAGAATCTCAAAAAGAAAATTGAAAGTATGTCTAAGGAAGAAGTGGCTAAATATAAGAAACAATATGAACAGCTTTTGAAAGATAAAGATTGGAGAGTATGAAGAGTAGAATGAAACACTATTGTAGAACAACTATGGAATGGAATAAAAGGAAATATATCTTATGATTATAGTGATGAAGACTTTATGGAGTGGCTTATATCTCAAAAAGCTAGTTTATGAGAGAGCTTAATCTGAGCTGATGATATATTAAAATGAGAGACAAATCCTAATGTAATTCAGTTCTTCTGAAATATCCCATCTAGTGCAATAAGGACATTTACTGCTACAGTAAGATGAATGACCAATCCTTATGATACTATGAAATGATTATATAAATTAGCAGCCACAGAAGAATGACATCAAGCAATCTTACAAAGATACTGAAGTTGGGATGCATTTGCTAAGGCTATGAATAGTGATCCAGTATGAGTAGCAGATGATGCTTTAGCTCTAGCTGAATTAGGTGCTGGCATTACTAAATCATGACTAAAATATACATGAAAAGTTACAGGGAATCAAAGTCTACTTAATGCTGCGAACACAATAGAATGATGGAATATTTGAAGTGCAAACGATGCACTAGCTCAAAAGACTATATGAGGTATTTATGGATGATTAGATAAATTGGCAGATATGTCAGATAGTAAAATAGTACAATGAGCTAACAGATATGTACAAGATGTAAGTAGTATACAGCAGTCTGTAAATGATGTAAAGAAAGTCTGAAATGCTATAGCTGATTCAAGTGTAGGGCAAGCTGTAAAGAATTGGAAAGATGAGATGGTTGATAAATTAGTATGAATAGATGAAAAAGACAGAGAGTTTATTCAGAATAATAAAGAGATAGTAAATGAATATCTAGATTGAAAGAAAAATGTAGAAACTGTACTTGATGATGTAAAGGAGAAAGTAAGTGAAAAGAGATTAGCAAATACCGAGATGGGACAAGAGTATAGAGATTTAAGAAAAAATAAATCTAAAGTAGTAAATACAGAGTGAGTTACTAATGATATGAAAAAGTCTCTAAAGGAGAATTGAATTACTATTGATAAAAACTGAAATCTAAAGTTTAGTGAGATGAGTAAATTTAATGCTAAACAAAAGGCAGCATTAGTAGATGCTTGGAATGAGTTAAAGATGGTAGAAAAGAAAAAGAATATAAATGCATGAAATGTTCTAGATATGAGACAGAAATTTGATGATAAATTGAATTGGGATGGTAAGGCTATGGATCTAAATTGAAATCTTAGTGCAGTAGATAAAGCTACAGAATGATTGATTAAAGATATGAGATGAGTAATAGATGAAAGAGCTAAGATAAGTGTAGAATGATTAAAGGAATTAGATAGTAAATACTCAGAGAGTATAGCTGAAATGCAACAAATTAAGAAAGATTGGCTTAATCCAGATGGTACTTTCAAAGATAGCGCTAGAAGTAAGTTAAGGAATCTTACAAAAGCATGAAATGAAGAGAAATTAGCGAGATTAGAAAAACTTATACCTTGAATTACACAAGATCTAAAGGCTTTGGATGTGTGATTGACTGTGGAAAGAGCAACTAAGCAATGAGTATGACAATATTCTAAGTCAATATGAGTGGCTGGGACTATATGATCGTTGGCTTCATGAAATATACCTGCACTATTAGCTAGTATATGAGTGTGAATACTTGCTACTCCTAAAAACTTTGTGAGAGTATTAGAAGCTTATCCAGATATAGCTGAAAAATTACAAGCTGGACAAGAACTATTACCATCTGACATGGTTAAATTACAAAGTTTAGCATCAAGGATTCAAGATTGAATGGAATAATAAAATAAAAAGAGGGATTTCTCCTCTTTTTTATATTATTTATATTTAGCAACTTTAGATTTGAATGTATCATCACATCAGTGCAGATTATCTGCTGTAGCTTCACAGTTGGCTAATATCGTATATCAATTATTTATATCTGCTAATTCATAAATCTTAATAGGATTATAATGTGGCTCTCAATTATCTGTATAAAGATAAGTATTTTCCCACCAGTGATATTCTGCCATGCACGAGTCTAAGACTGGGCTATATCGTATTTCTACATTTCATAATCTCCAATTATTTTCTTCATCTTCTCATAAGGTATATTCTTCAGTAAGTTTATCTTTAACAGTAGAATACATGTTTGAGCATTGAGACTCTTTATTAAAATCCGATTTATTTTCTTGTGTGGGAGTAGTTAAAGACTTAACAGCATATCATGCATAAAATCCTATTCATAGGAATACACAGCATATAATAACTGTAGCTAAAGTAATCTGCCATTTCTTCATTGTTTAGTTATTAACATATAAATATACATTATTATACTTATAAAAAATATGTAATGCAAGAGATTTTCATAAAATCCACCAAAAAATAAATTCTGACTATAATGCTACTCAGTTTATATTGAGTAGCTTTTTTTAATGCGAAAAAGTAGAGAAAAATCTGACACTACTTGGAAGTCTCATTCTAATCAGATTCTTACAGCTTGGAAAGATAGAATCTCTGTAGATACTGACTGGAAAGCAAATGGAAGAGACAAATGGAAGACTAAGAGTAGAAAATATATGCTCTGAAGCTTTTTCGCTACGATACTTACTGCGATTACTGATACTAAAGACTGAAAAGCTATCAGAATTAAATGTGATCCACGATATTTACAAGATTCTGAATACACAAATAGAGAAGAAAGCAATACTCAATGGAAAGTCAGATTTAGATCTTAGATATTTATTACATGACACAACCAATACCAGTTAAACCTATAAATGAGATAGAAGTAAAATCTGAAGTTACAGAGAACGATAAGATTTTGATATTGGATAGTGAGTCAGAGGAAGCAAGATTAGCAAGCAAAGATGAACTTAAAGGAGATACATGAGCAAGTATAGTGAGTGCTGAGTTTAGCTGAGATGATATAGTCTTTACTAAAGATGATTCTAACACAGTAGTATTAGAAGATGCAAAATCTGAATTAGAATGACCTAAAGGAGATAAATGAGACAAATGAGACCCTTGAACAGATGCATGGGAGTATATGACACAGTCTCAATATGATGCTCTTACTCCTGAGCAGAAAATGGATTGAGTTAGTAGAGCTGTATATTCTGATGAGGAATGGTATTTCAAAACTCTACTTAGAGCTGCTAATAACCTACTCCACTACAACCAACAAGATGAATTATATGCTGACTTACAGTTACAAAACTGACTTACTCCTACATCAGCTTTCCCTATCTGAGTTAATGTCTGAAATGTAGATAGTACAGACTGATGGACACAAAGCTGAGTGCTTGTAAATGCTAAAACAGAAACCTGAACTTATATGAGATGGTTATATGGTGATGATGGTAAGTTATACTTTGATGGTGGATTATGAGTATTCAAGGTTATAGCAACAACTGATGATATAACCTCAGCATTACAGACTTTGAGGAGTGAACTTGCAACTGTAGCATTTACATGAAAAAGTACCGACTTAGATAATGATGCAGATTTTAATTCTGTTCCTGTAATGACTATGGAACAATACGAACACGAATCAGGTGCAGCATGAAATGATAAGAGATACTTTATTTATGAGGAGTAACCCTATTTTAACCTATATATTATAATAACATGGCAAAGAAGATTAAAAAGATGATTCTTAATGGAGAAGCATACGATTTAGCGACTCCTGTGGCTACCTCTAGTGTAGCATGAAGTGTGAAACTTGGTAGCGACACACAACAGACAACAGCAGCAAATGCTGTATCAAGCAATGCGAATAGGACTTATGCTATTCAGGCTAATTCTAGTGGACAAATGGTAGTAAATGTACCATGGACAGACACAGAAACAAGTGCTGCAACATCTAGTGTAGCAGGTACTGTAAAATTAGGTAGTGATACTACACAAAGCACAGCAGCTAATGCAGTAACAAGTACAGCTAGCAGAACTTATGCAACACAATTAAATGGTAGCTGACAGATGGTAGTTAATGTACCTTGGGAAAACACTACTTATACAGCAAGCTCATTTGATATTAAAGACTTAGCAGATTCTACAAGTCTAAGAACTACTTGGAATAATAAACAAGATGCTCTAAGTGAGGTTACTAAATCAGATATGGATACATGAACAAGCACAACAGCTTGAAAAGTATCTGCTAAATCTATTGCTGATTATGTTAAATGAAAATTAAGTAATACATATGTATTCAAAGGTACTGTAGCAACTTATGGAGACTTACCTGCTACATGACAGGTTGTATGAGATGTTTATAATGTAACAGCAGCACATACAACAGATCCAAAATTCCCTGCATGAGCAAATGTAGCTTGGGATTGAGAGGCTTGGGATGTATTATGATGAGTATTTGATACATCTAGTTTTGTAACAGTTTCAGGTAATCAGACAATTAACTGAACAAAAACATTCTGAACAAGTCCAGTAGTTCCATCTAAAACAGCAGCAGCAACTAATACATGAACAGCTATCGCTACAGAGGCACAAGTTTACACAGTAGCACAAGCAGTAAGTACATTAGATTGAGCAGTAGTAAAGACTAGCTGAAATCAGACTATTGCATGAACTAAAACATTCTCTACAAGTCCAGTTGTACCAAGTAAGACAAGTGATGCAACAAACAGTTGAACAGCAATAGCAACAGAAGCACAGGTATATAAGAAATTAGATAGTTCTAGTCTATGAAATGCAACAATTACATTCAAGCAAGGTATAGACAGTACAGCAATCTGAACATTAACAACGAATCAGAGTTCTAATGGTACTATAACAATGCACGATAATGTACCTATCACACAAGCAGATTATGATGATTTACCAAGTACAAAAGCAACAGACTGAAATGCTTATTGGATTTATGAAACAACATCTTAATTTTATATCTAAACTAGAGATATAATGACTAATAATGTAATTAAAAAAGTATATAAAAACTGAACTGAATATCAGATTTATGCTTCTTGATGAGCAGCAGGTGCAGGAGATGTCTCTTGACCTGCTTCTGCTACAAGCTGAAATGTAGCTGCATTTGACTGAACAACAGGAAAACTGATTAAAGACTGAGGAATTGCTACAAGTGCTATAGTAAAGACTAGTTGAAACCAAACGATAGCATGAACTAAGACATTTAGTACATCTCCAGTAGTTCCTAGTAAGAGTACAGCGGCATGAAACAATGCAACTACTATTGCTACTGAAGCACAAGTATATCTAAAGCAAGATGCTTTAACTACACAGACAGCTTATACCTCTAAATGAACATCTACTAAAGTACCTACAATAACTACTAATACATTAGGTCAAGTTACAGCAATTAGCGAAACTAACATAGCATTCCCTGTAACAAGTGTAAACTCTAACACATGAGCAGTAACAGTAAATGAAGTACCAAGCTGATGAACAGACTGACAAGTGCTTACTAAAGTAAGTGGTAGTGTAGCTTGGGCTAATGCAAGCGGATGAATAGAGAATGTAACAACAGGGACTACAACTACAGTAACAGGAATATGGGCTTGAAGTGAATCAGAATATACAGGTTTAAGTACAAAAAGCTGAACAGTTTTATATTTCACTTTCTAGGAGATGGCTATATATATGTGGAGAGAGCCGCCTCAAGTCATACTAGACTATCTCATTGTATGATGATGAGGTGGTTGAGGTAGTGATACAAGTGGTTCAATTGGTTGAGGTGGTTGAGGTGGTTGATGAGTAATTTATAAAACATCTCAAACTATCACAGCTTGAAGTTATACAGTAACTGTATGAGCTTGATGAAATAAGGCAGCATCTAATTGATATCGTTGAAGCGACTGAGGTATATCTTCTGCTTTTTCTCAAACTGCTTATGGTTGAGGTTGAGGAGGTTGAAGTGTAGTTTGACAACAAGTTTGAACTACTTGATGAAGTTGATGATGAGGTAGCTCATTATGAACATGATGAAACTGATACTCATGACAATGAAATAAATGAGGGACTTGAGATGAATATCCTAATTTATATTGATGATGATGAGGTTGAGCATGATGAACAGGTGGAAATGGTTATACTAGTTGAAGTTATTATTATTGAGGTAATTGATGAAATTGAAGATGAAATAATATAACTTGAACAACTCAATATTATTGAGCATGATGAGGTTGAAGTTGATACAGTTATGGTTGAAGCTGATGAGGTTGAGGATGAGGTAGTTGAGCTTGAGGTAGAGGTTGAGCATGATGAGATGGTACATTTTATTGAGCATGAGGTTGAGGTGGTTGAGGTATAAATACTACTGCTAAACCTTGAAGCTGATACCAATGAGTAGTAATAGTTCGTTATCTTACAGCAAGCTGATATAATATAACTTGATGAACTGTAACTACATCATGAAACTATACGATACATACATTTACAAGTAACTGAACTCTAGTTATATCATAATTTATATAACATAATTTAATCTATGTCTTTAGTACAGAAAGAGCCAAAAAAAATATATATATGGGTAGCTCAACCATGAGTAGATATGTCTTGGGACTTTACAACAATGACATCATCAGAATATGATAGTGAGTTCTCATATAAGAATAAGTGTGCATTATCTAGTGGAGTTTGACTTATACCTAGTGGTGCATGATCAGACCAAGCATGGTATGTATCTAAGTTAGTAACTGATAATGGAAGTCAATTCAATGTAATTGAGGCTACTATTAAATGAATACCTGCTAGTTGGTGATGGCTATGAATAACATTTAGTTGAGGTGCTAGTTCTACTGAAAAAGGTAGAAATATGTTCTGATATAACTGACAGAACTACTGAGTTTTTTCTGGTACACAATACGATGTAAAATGAGTATTTGCATTCTGAGAGAATAATAAGATTTGTTCTGCACAGTATCATGATACAGCAACAACAGAATATTATTTCAAGATAAACTTAGATACATGAGAAACTGTATTAAAGAGAGCTTGAAACAGTTTTGCTAGTTGAACAGCTAGTTCTACATATCTAAACACCATTAAAACAAATCTGGCTTGAAATGTATATGTATATATTGGAGGTCAGTATTCATGAAATTGAACAAATTTAGTAGAACAAGCATCTATACATTTATGAAATGAATAATTTATATCTCACTTTATGATAATGACATTAGTGCAAAAAGAAATAAAAGCTGTATATCTATGAGAAACAAAGGTGCGACCTGCTACTCCAGCGGTTGAGGAGAAAATAATATTTAAGATGAAAGCTGATAGTAGCTGAAATTTGATGGTGCCTGTTGCTTGAGTTGATACAGGTGGTAGTGTATGAGTATCTTATGATTGGCAGTATAGTGTAGATGGTTGAACTGCAGCAAGAGCTTATTGAACATCAAGGTCATGAGGTTATTTCTATGCAGCTACATGATTAGTAGCAAACTCAGTACATACAATAACATTAACTCCTACAACAGAGGCTTACTGATGGGCTAGAGCTTTCAATTTCTATCAAACATGAGTAGCATATCTATTGCAAGAAATACTATACGATAGTAGTTATATGTGATATTGAATAAGTGAAACAAATACATGATGATGCTTTAGATATATGCAATATGTAGGTTGTACTGCATTAACTACTGCACCTGAAGAATATCTACCTGATACAGTAACAACAATATGAGATAACTTTAGGAGAGAACAGTTTAGAGGTTGTACAGGTCTAACCACATTGCCTGATGAGGTGATGCCAAATTCAGTAACAAGTATTGGTGCTTATTTCAGACTTAGAGAACATTTTAGTAGTACTAGCTTAACCAAATCAGCTGTTGAGGCTATGTCAAGCTCAGTTACAACTATATGAACTAATTTCAGAAGTCAGCAATATCAATCTTGTAGTGTGTTATCAGAGATACCATGATGGATAGATTTAAGTGTATGATGAGCTAATTACAGATACCAACAATACTATCAAAGTACAGCAAGTAAGACAGTAAAGGTATTAAGTAATGTATGATATGCTAGTGCTGATGCCCTTACATTGCAATACTGACCTGTAACACAAGTACAAGTACCAAGTGCATATCTTAACAACTTTAAGAGTACATCAAATAATCCTTGGGTAAATATATCAGATGATAAATTTGTATGATACTAAAAAGAAATAGAAATCTGATTCTAAATAGCTATATATAAAGTACTTCGTATATAAAAAGCTCTCAATTAAGAGAGCTTTTTTCTATAGAATCGCTATTAGTCCACTACCTAGAATATATCCATAAACAAAGACACTAAACAGAAATAAAAGTCTGAGTATCATTATGCTGTAGTTGTTGGAGGATATATGCTAGTATATGGAGAAGCAACGATCCATGATGGTGTAGGTGTAGGAGATAGTCTACTTACTAACTCATTTGTCTGAGCTGCATTATTAGCTATAACTCTAGCTTCTGCTAATGCTGTTCTAAGATTTTGTGTTTCTTGTTCGCACATCTTATCTAATACTTTCTGAACATTGTTAGCACTAGCCGCTATAATAGCTGCTGTGTTCTGCTGTCATGCAAGTATAGCTTTTTCGATGTTTGAATTAACTCCACAGAATCCTTGAGTAATTAAAGTAGTTTGATTAGCCAAGCTCTGTTGAGCTGCTAATTGTTGCTGCCATTGAGTGTTATTGTTGATAATGTCCACTGTATTGTCATGGTTGTTATTGTTGTTTGACATTCAAGCTAACCAAGCAGCAGTGTTACCACCTCAAAATCCACCAAATCCATTACCATTGAACAAGAATAAGATTAAGATAATTAACCATACTCCCATTCCTCCGAAGTTTTGTGTATCCATGCTTTAATAAAATAGAATATAAAGCTGGTGTTTTTGGATTATGCTAGCCACCATCTTTACACTACAATTTATCTATCACTTCTACTACTTCCTTTTGCTTTTCTGCTCATAAGAGAGTGCTATTCTGCTTTATTAGGTTTGCCATCATAGGATTTTTCTTAATCAATTCAGGGACTATTGTCTCTGCTAATTGGTTAAGTTGCTCCATGTTGTTGAAATCTACTCATTCTAATTGATAAGGCTGTATTCATTGTTTTAATAAAGCATTCTTCAGTATTTCTCCTTTCATGTTATTAAAGAAATCGTTTATTCACATCTTAAATCTGATTAAGAAATAAAACTACTCCTCCATGTATTCAGCATATAAATCTTTCATTTTGTGGTCATACTTCTCTTTTAGATGCTCTTTCTTTACTTCAAATGCAGTAAAGTGTTTAGTCTTGTCTACCACATAATTTATAATTTTATCCATGTGGTCAGGATGTTGAGAAATCTGATTTAGCACTTTCTGCATATTCAGTTTGTCTCAGTCAAAGAAATCAGATGTTTTTCGTTCCATTTGATATGATTAAATTATAAAAGCAATTTCTTTATATTAAAAAAATACAACTAGGTAATAACTAGCTGCATTTTATTAAATACTAAGTATAACCAATGAAGAAATGGAATAGAGCGATAGCAATATGCTAACTATTACACTTGTTCAAGTAATAAATTTATAAATCGTGTAATGTTTTTCTCTAACGAACTCCATATAGATTTCTCCATACTTTTTTATGTTATCTGTATACAGAATAAACCTAGCGAATAATTCTGGCTGTAAAATATTCTGATCTAACAGATTTCTTAATTTTGTTTTATTCTGAGAGATAATTGCTCAAGCTCTGTGTTTAGTTTCTTTACACTGTCTACAGAACTGATATTTACTCTCCTTTCAGCATCTTAGACATTTCATAGTCTGTTTACTACAGTAGATAAATCTTTATCTGCCATAATCAGTTTATTATCTTTAAGATTCTGACTTTTAATTAGCTTTTGTAGTTCAATATCCCAGTAAGTCTTTAGTGGGCATGGATTAGGGAATTTCTTATAAGATTCTATTAGTCTTTGGAAATGGATATAATCATGCCATTCTAAATGATTTCAGCTCTTATGATATAATGGATAAGATGCTCAGTATATAAAAGTTCTCCAAGTATAATCATTATCTTCTCATCTGTGCCATGTAGATACAGTTCAGACTGTTTGTCTTTTCCTTTTATCTCGTGTATAGAGAGCATCAGCACAGTAAGAGAATTTATCTATATAAGAGTAGAGACTTCATGTATAAGCTATATCCTCGTATACAAAAGTTTTTCATATAAAATCTCTAGAAAATTCAGTCTTTTTTGCTACTTCAGTTCTTACTATCTTATTATTCACTGCTACAAAATAGATATTATCTGATGTAGATTTCTTCTCCATCATTTCATCAAATGTATATACTACATCGTGTTTGAGTTTGAATACTCGGTCTTTTTTCTCAGGTAATTCATGTATAAGCACTTGTCAAATAGCTATATCAGTCTGATTTTCTATACAAGCTTTGTATAGTATTTCATACATTAGAGGATGGACTATATCATCAGAATCACAGAAAGCCATAAACTCTCAGTCAGCATTAGCTAGTCAGTTATTCCTAGCCATACATAATCTAAGATTAGACTGATTTATAACCTTTACACATCAGTATTCTTTTTCATATCGTTTAGCTATCTCTAGAGCATTATCTGGAGAGCCATCGATTACTAATACAAGCTGAATTTTATCTAAACTATTACTCAATATAGAGTCTATAGTTCTAGCCATAAATAATTCTGACTTATAACATGGAACTACTACAGATAATACATAAGAATCTGATTTATCTCTTGTTGGTATCTCTACTTCTTTTTTACTTATTGCTAATTGTACTAATCTATCATCTCCTAGTCTATCAAATGCTTTTATTACTAAATCTTTTGGTTTTATTGGTAGCTCTATAACTTCATCCTCTGACTCTGCTATCAGCTTTCATTTATCATATATCCTATATAGATCATATACTCCTTTAGTTTTACAAGCTAGAGTAAGTCAATGGTAACCTTTGAATAGTGTATAGTCAAATTTCTCTTGGTTTTTAGCTTCTATAATCTCCTTTTCTTTGAATTGTTTATACTCTAGGTAGTCTGACTCTGTATCATCTGTAACTACTCGTACAAAATTCTGAGTCATTGCCATTTGTGTCATTAGGATTTAGTTATTATGTAAAGCTTCACATGGGATTCCATCATGATCTCCATCTAGTTTATGGTGTCCCATCTTGTAAAGTAAATCAGCTTTCCATCTTTTATCTATTTTCTTACAAGTTACTTCTGCATTAGTAAACTGAAAGAGATTAAAGCTGAGTGATAGACATAGTAGAGATACTAGGATGTAGATTAGTCTTCTCATTTTCCTTTCCTGCATAAAACATTAAATAAGCATTCTCTACAGTTCTCTATTTTAATTCATAACTCACAGTCTTCACACATACTCTCTATGTACTTGGTTAGTTCTTTGTTGTCCATTACTTTAATATAGAAATTAAAAAGCTGATTGGCTCATCTTGGATAGCTAATTCCATAAGAAGTATGTTTTCATCATCTGTAATATAACCAACAGCCTCTGTACTTTGGTAATATTCTTCTAATCTAATTGGTAGTTTATATAAATCTACTTTCTTATTCTCTACTAACCATTTAATAAATCAATACCTCTTAGAAGTGACTGCTAAATCAGCATTATATAGTATATTGTCACTATATTCAGATACTGCTTTAATATGTCAAATAAAATTAGGTTGTTCACTCCGAGTACATCATTTCAAATCTAATTGATTTTCATACTCATTCAATAACTCTAATAGTTTTTTCATTTCCTTTTGGTAAATAATATAAAAGTCTGTAATTGTAAATGTAATAAATAAGTCTGATTAGCCAATTTTTCTGTCTTCAAATCAGAGACAAGGGAATACTTCAGTTTTTTTGTCTGTTTCAAATATATATGATTTTCATTCTTCATCTGAAAACATTACCTTATATGTTCAGTCATCTTTATATTGTACTGAGCCTGTAATCTCAAAAACTTGCAATTCTCATCTTCATTGTGTATAAAATCTCTGTGTATGGTAGTTCTCTCGTTTCTCATAAGTTCAGTCTTCATATAGAATTGCTTTAATTGTTTTTCAGTCTTTAGTTAATCTCCTCATAGGCTTTAACTTGTCTTCATATTCTTGTCGTGCAGGCTTTACATTCAGATTTTCTTTTTTTCTTCTTCCCATCGGTCTGTGGTAAATAATATAAAAGTCTGATTAGTAAGTATTCGTTTTCAAATACTTTCTATATTTCTCCTAAATCTCTAAGCTCTTGTAGTGTGTCTTCTTCCATAAATCAATTTATTTTAGGGAATTTCTTGTCTAAAAACTCTGCTGTATTCTTAATATAAACCTCTTTTAATTGGTCTTCAAACATTTTCTTATACTGCTCTAATTCCTCTTTCAGCTTTTTATTTTCTTTGTCTAACTCCACAATAAACTTTTTCAGTTGGTCTTTTGTCATTATGCTTAAATTTATTTCCATTTCTCCATAGGTAAATAATATAAAAGTCTGATTATAAAGTCTGTGCCACCTCACAGACTGGGAGTTTCGCAAGTTAGTTGTTATGCTATTTATTCTTTTATACCTTATTCGTATCTCACTAGGTGGAGTGAGTTGCTAGTGGCATGATTGGTATCTTTTCTCACCAACTTATAACCTCTCGATTATAAGACACTAGACTGCCAGACTTTTTGCTTGCTTTGGCTATGGCTCTCCAAAGATTATTTTATAAATCTGAATATATGTGCAATTACATCTACTGTCCATCAGTTTCAGAGCATCTTATATCTCTGTGTCTTACTTACTCACTCAGTATAATTATCTGGTAATGTTTGTAGTCTTTCACATTCAATAGGAGTCAGCTTTCTTATTACATATTCTCCATCTGGTAGATTTATAAATATCTCATCATTATTACTTGTAGTAAGTGTAGACATCTTTCATTCTACAGAGATTTTTCTTTCAGCTTTTTCATATACTCATGGTCTTTCTTCAAATTCCATGATGCTTTTATCAAATCTATCAGTAGTTATTCATAAAAGCTCTTTAAGTCTGAATCGTATCTCTGGATCTGGAATAGCAAAGCAATTATCTATTCTAAACCAATGATCTACTGTTGTTTTTGGGGCATCTAATCTCTCTGCTATTTCCTTATTTGATAAGCTCTTATGTTCTCTTAACTCAGATTTTAATCATTCTGTATCTACTTCATATTTTCTTACTTTTACTGTCTGAGGAATATTCTTAGTCAATACATAACTATCTCCTCAGCACATTAGTGTACTAGACTTTCATCTAGTTACTCTACCTCTCCTTGTAGTTGAGTTAGGGTAAGCCAAGCTGATTCCATCGCCCTCATTCGCTACGATGTATCATTGCTTGGTTGCTTGTTTGATTAAGACTCTCCCCCCCCCTACTGAGATAAGGCTCTTGGGAACTGCATATAATCAAGTTTTAGCTCATCATCCACCTCAATTAGCACTCAGACTTACTGACTTTCATTTTACTGAATATATCCTTTCTCATTGTCATCCTTTTCAGAATTGTCAGATTCTTATAGGCTCTGCCACCATCTGTCTTTGGCTTCTCAGATAATCATGTGGGAAATAGGCTCATGAATAATTAGCTGTTAAACATACACTCTTATCACTCCATGATATTCAGCTTTCTAGTATATCTTTTAGCATGATATGTTTATCTTCTGGCTGTGTAACTCATGGAATATTAGTTCGGTATAATCTTTTTCTCTGCTGTCAGCTAACTAAAGCTGAATTGATTAGAATAGGCTCTACTCATAGCTCATTAGAGATTACTTCTCTAGCTTCTTTGCTCATGCTACTCACATTCTCTAATAAGAAGTATTTAGGTTTGATAGTTCTTACTGCCTCTACAAATTTTCGGAATAGTCAGCTTCTAGCTCAATTTAATCATTGCCTATTAGCTTTTGCTATTGATAAGTCTTGGCATGGAGATCATCATATAACCATATCTACATCATACTGTGAGAAATCTACCTCATTCACATCTCAGATTTCTATAATGTCTGGATGATTCTTCTTGGCTATCTGTATAGCATACTTATCTATTTCTGAAGCATAGTATTTATCTATCTTTATCCCTGCTCTTTCTAATGCTACATATCAGCAAGAAATACCATCAAATAAACTCAGAATTTTCATTTTATTTTAGTAAGGAATATTAAAGTTATAATCTATCCACAAACAGAAAGCTATAAAGGATAGTAATGCTGTAATTACCAACAGCTCTATAATAATGTCTTCTTTTTGCATTTTATTTAAGATTCTAATATAAATCTGTCTGATACATACGTACTACATTTAACTCCTTTAATCTTTCTACTAGGTCAGTAGTATTTTGTTCAGCTTTTCCACTTCTTATAACAGTATTCTACTTGTACTACTCGATTATCCTTATATTCAGATGGTAGCTTGTGGTAGTTAGTATTCATTTGGCAAAGTCAGAATGCCTTACCACTATCTCCAACAGCTTTAATCGACCAGTTTCAATTTTCGCATTCTATCAGCTTTACAAAGTCCATTCATCAGAGTTTATAAGCATATTGTACATACTTTTGTCTTATATCATCTCTACTAAATCACTTATGTACAAGTGTTCATGTATAATTCAGAGTTAAGTCTGCTGTATTCATAGCATCATTAACCATTTCTATTACTTCTATCTGTTCTTGGATTTCTTCTTCAGTTGGATTAGGCTCTAAATAACCATCTTCAACTGGATTTTGAGAACTTATCTGTTCCACAGAAAACCCTGCAATTCGTTTATCTCTATTCTAGCTTTCTCAGCTGTGTCATGTAGTTTAACCTTTTCTTGATTCCAGCTTTCTATACATTCATTTTTGCTTGTTTCTGCTATTGCATATCTGAATTGTGCATCTTCTATAATAGCATTAAGTTCTTCTATTCTATTCTGTGCATTGATTAGATCATTTCATGCTCTAACCTTATCTTGAATAGCTATTGAATAAGCAACTAATCAGATAATAACTGCAACTAATAATCATAAGATAATTTTTACTGTTTTTGTCATGTTGTTTTGTTAGGAATAAATGGAGTATGCAGGACTTTAAGAGAACATTTTTCTGTTTGTGTGGTATTGCCAACATACTCAGTATTTTATTGTCTTTGGTTGACTTACATTACCTCCCTAGTCTTTTTATCTAGACTCTGGAGATCTATCTTTCTCTGTTTGAGATGCTCTAGGTATAACTTACAATGTTCAGCTACTTTTTTATCTGCTGGTAGTCTATCGTAAGTCTTCCTTGCTTTCTCTTTGGATAACTTGTTTATATCCATGTCTGAATAGGAGTTCCCTCAGTCTTTTTTCTGCTTTTTAAGTCTGATGTATTCAGCACTCTCTATTCAGTCTAAGTTTATTTCATTCTCTGCATTCTGGTCATCTATCTTGGTATAGAACAGTAGTAAGTCAGGAATAAACTCCATGATGTCTTCTACTGTTCCTACTCTCATTAGATGGTCTGCTTTATTTAGTATATCGTTCATGTATAAATGATAAGTCTAAATCTGATTATTCTCTTCGGTCGTTATAGTCTTCTATAAATCGTTTACCTAAGAATTTATTTTCTCTTTCATCTCGGTATTCTATATTATTTTGTCGCATCACTATTTGCTTTCATTCAGAGTTTTTAATTAGTTTAATTAGTTCTTCTAAGGTGTTTATTTCTATTTCTTTATATTCATCGTAGGCATCTCATGTTGTACCAAATAAGAATTTCATCTTAATTATCTCAGAAAGGTAAAGCATCATCTGATTTTACTGCATTCTGATAACATAATCTCAAATCAGTTTCTTGTTGTTTAGTCATCTTGTATTTTGATTTCACTTTTGAGATATAATCATCTTCATCTAAACATTGTTTCATGTAGTTTGTGTTCTTCTTAGCATTCTCAAATCGATCAGTCTTTTTTTCTTCATAGAAGCTCTGAGCATCATCGTCCTCATCGGCTAGTAAATTAAAAATTGATACGATGTTATACCTACGTCAATACGTAATTACTTTCCCACAAAGTTGGGGATCGGAGATTCATTCAATAGTAAATTCTGAAACTATTGTGTCAGTTAAATCTGTAACTATTGTTTTTACTCATCATGGGACATTCATATTGAATATTACAAGTCACTCTCTATCTAGTAAAGGTTGTAATTTATCCATGATATTGTCTAAAGTCATATACTTTGACTTATAGAATGGATTTACTCAGTCTTTCTTTACTGAGATTTCTCTTTGTATCTTTGCTACTTTCTCAAAGATACTTTCTTTTTTAGTTTCTTCTGTCATTTTCCTTTAGTCTTTTAAGATGTAAAGCTATAAGTTTATTGTCTTTCTTACTCTCTAAGTAAGCAATTCTTCTTAGGAATATTTCTCTAAGGATTCTATCATGCTCGTGCTTTTCCATTTTTCTTTATCATTTAAGTGAGTTAAAGGTTTTCGGATTCGCTGTTCTTCTTCTACTCAGTTTTCTTCGCATAGGTCTAATAATCTGTCTCTTGCTTCTTCTTGTGATGCACATAATGGTGCTGTATCTACTCGTTCTCCATTGATATAGATACATCGGTATGCTTTTTCTCAGTCTCAGTCTATGTCTTCATATCTGATACTGTTGGATCAATAGCATTTCACATATTGTTCTCCATTGATAGTTTTAATGTCCATTGTTTAGTCTTTGTTATTGGATAAATACTCTAATCTTGATTCTATCATTTGTCCTAATCTCTTCAGAGCAAATTCTCTATCAGGGATTGCTGTAAAGTATTCTACTGCATCTGTTTTATGATCTCATGCCATTTTCTTAGCTCTCCAATTTACCCATGTTCTAATATCCCAACTTTGAGAATAGAATAGCTTTTCAATGTCAGTAGTTTTATCAGCTGGTCTAATTTCTTTGATGTCAAATGTGTTTATTACGATTCATTCTAATTCTACCATTTTGTGAGTCTCTACTGCTTTTTTGAAAGCCTCTCTCTTTGAATCATCTAGAGGTAAAGCATTTCTGTCTCAGTTTCAGTCTATGTAGAAGACTAAAGCTAAAGGTTTATACTCTGATAATGTGTTCATGATTAAAAGCTCTGAATTAAATTTTTGTTGTGGTAGTTTTTGATTCTTTCCATTATCACAATGTAATAAGGGACTCCATCTTTGTCTTTTCTATTGAGCTTAGCTATACTTAGGATTTGTTTATTCCAGAACTCATCTTGTTTTATGAAAGCTAGAATTGTAATGAAAGTTTCTAATCAGATTTGTTTTATTATTTTTTCAGCTTCTAACATTTGACTATAGATATATTTTGTTTCTCATTGTTTATTGATTAGATATTGTATATTACCTGTGTGTATATTACTCTGTATATACCTATATACTATATCATATAATCTACTATTATTGTTTATATATATAGTCAAAGCATCTTCTGGAATCTCTTTTTTCTTAGTTTTTGTCTGCTTTTTAACAGTGTGTCCCACACTGTTTTTACAGTCTGTCCCACTCTGTTTTTTTAGACAGTGTGTCCCACTCTGTTTATCAGTGTGTCCCACACTGTTTTTGTTTCACTCCATTTTCTTCTTTCTTCTAAGATTTGGATCTAGATATTCAGACATTCTCTCATCAATAATCAGTTTCTCTATTTGATATAACAAAGCCTTTCAATAGATTTCTACTCTTTCATTTACATTTTGATGTTTCTTAGCTATCTCAATAATTTCATCTGAGATTCTAAGTCTCATCGTGCTAATTTACTAAAATAAAATGGGATTTAGGTATGGCATCTCCAACAGGTAATAGCTTAAAGTCTTTGTAAGCTGTCCTGTAGAATGCCCCCTTTATCTTCACTATCTCTAGGATTTCATCGTTTAGAAATCCATAGTAGTTTTTCCCATTCCCTTTTGATACAAGTGTAATCATGTCTCTAGTGGGGTAAGAAATAAAAGATGTATTCAGTAGATACGAATAGTCTTCTTATTTCTCATGCTAGAGGTCTAATAAAAAAGCACCTATTCATATTGTACTGTAGGGGGTTATCGTTCCTACAGCACTATATGACTAAGTGCTGATGATAACCCTACCATTATATCTTGTGTAGTAGAGCCTTATT